GGCAACCGTGAGGGTGGTCCGGTACGCTGATACACTGGCTAGAATTTGTATCTCATTTACTTTCAACGCGATAGGCGAAAGTAGGACCCATTGACCCCCGGTGCCCCCCAAGCGATACCCGGTGGGGGTTAGTCGTACATGTGCCGCCCATGAAATTTTCCGCAAAACGGTGTTCGCTTGTCCCACAACTGTGCTACACTGTGTTCATGGGTAACACAGTTCACATAACGGTTCGATTGCCTATTGATACAGTGGCGCGTGTCGATGCTGAGGCGGAACGATTGAATCGTAGCCGGTCGTGGGTGATTGCGTGGATACTGAGCGATGTTGAACTTTTCCACAAGGAGGCGGTGTATGGACAACAGGACCAGATGCGAGCGATGCCAGTCGCGGTACAACCCAAAGAACGCAAGGCGGCGGCGGCGTCACGAAGAGAAGTTGTGCCAGCCAAAGCTCAACCCAACAACTGCCCGTCCTGCGGGGCGCTGAACGGGATTCACCAGAGGGGGTGTAAGGGATGAGCGACGAGAATTACGTAGTACCGGAAGGGATGTTGGCGGCGGTGATTGCGTACATGGGATGGGATGAGCCTAATGAAGACCAATGCGCAAATCGGATAGGCGTTGAGGTCAGGCGTATTCTCGAAGTGGCTATCCGCTGGCAGGACAGCCACTTGCCCAACGACCGTCTAGTTAATCCAATCGGCCAGACCGCCGAATCTTACAATCAAGGCTACGCGAAAGCAATCGCGGACCTGCGCCGGATGTACCTCGCACCAGAGCCGGAAGTGCCAGAGGAGATTAAAGACTTGCTATTGAACGAGGACGCCCCTGAGTTCTCCCGCCCAACACGCAGATTTTTCAATATCAATCTCCTCGAAGCCTACCGGCGCGGAAAGGAAGGACGTTGATGGCAGAGCCTATCGGCAAGAACGGCTATACCCGGCGGGAACTTGAGGTGGCGATCTACGGGTACGAGTTGACGTTGAAGCGCCACGAGGACGCGGCGCGGGAGATGCGCAAGACACTCAAGGGACTGAAAGAGAAGCTGGCGGCGATGAAGGAAGGTGATACACTTCCAGTGAGGTGATTTATGGCATTGTTGACTGTGACATTAGGGGCGGGAGCTACGAGATTTACTGCTCTACCCATACGTGCAATGCAGTTAAAAGCCTGGCAGGGGGCGTCGGCATCGTACATTGGAGACTCTTCGGCAGTTGCCACAACTACAGGAATCCCTGTCAAGGTGGCATCTCCTACAGCTGACCCGACAATCATCGGCCCGTTCACCAGCGGTGCGATCAACCTGAATCAGTGGTATGGAATCGGGACTGCTGCCGACGTCATTAACATCCAGTACACGCCGGAGGAGTAATGGTCCGCACTCCCACTGATACCTTGATTGCTGCGATGGAAGAGGCTGGCGAGGCTGTGTGCAGTGCATGGTTATTCTCACGACGGCTGACGGGCATCTTTTGACGTTTGGGTCCACTGACCAGCGTGTTATACGCCTGGGGATGCTTGAGGCGGCGAAGCAGTGGCTAGTGGTTGACATGATGGCTGAATCTCTTGAGGGCAAGTAATGGAACTCGAAGCTATCCATGCGAAATTGCTTGCCGTGGGGCAGGAGTGCGTCAGGATCATCAATACGCAACCGGGGTGCGACTTCATCGTGTTGATCGGAAAACTACCCAACAAGGGATGGCCGCGAGGAAAATGTATAGGAAGCGATTCGAGGGGCAGATTTTACTCGTATAAGGCAACGCGAGTTCTTGCGAAGATTGTTGCGCTTGGCGTGATGACCGTCGAAACAAGATTGAAGAAAGATGGCGAAAAATGAAATTTAGAAAGAAGCCTGTAGTCGTTGACGCTGAGCAATGGCGAGACTCGTTTCCCACGCCAAACCGTGAGGGTGTTTGTCTCCAGTTCAACTGCGGTGCTAATACCGCTCTTCCGCATATCCATACACTTGAAGGCGTTATGTTTGTCCGTGACGGCGACTGGATAATCCGGGGTGTAGCTGGGGAATTCTATCCTTGCAAGCCTGACATCTTTGAAGCAACTTACGAGGCAGTCTGAATGGGAAAGCGCGAACAGCCGGACGTGCTGGCGCGGCTTGTCGGCGCGGACGGCAAGATCGACCCTTCCAAGGCTGTCGAGACTGCTAACTCTCTAATACGTATTAGCTTGCTTAGAATGAATCGGGTGCAAGACCCGTTTGTAAGGATCAAGAACAAGTACGGGCGTACGCCTCGCAGACGGATTCTCAAGCCCGGCGAAAAATGTGGGAAAACAAGAATCTCCGTTTGCGAATCAATAGCTCATGCCATGGGATTCAGGCCGTGGCTGAGAAACGATGATCCAGATTACAAGATTTCGATTCGTGTTCCCAACCAGGGATTTATGGGTTGTCAGACGATGGCTCAGTCTGTGTCGGCTAAGATCGAACCGGAGCTTGCCATGCTCATCCCGGCGCACTGCGCACCGGACTGGAAGCGGGATACAACCGGGGCGTTGAAATCGGTCAAAATAAAATACGATTTCGATGGGCGGTTGTGCGGTTCCACCCTCCACGTCCGGTCGTATAACCAACTCGCGGACACGTTTCTAGGCATCGACTATGACCACTACGGATGGGATGAGCCGCCTCCGCACGATTTGCTGATTGCGGCCGAGCGCGGCAAGGTCACAACAAATGCACCTTCCTGGTTCGCCATGACCCCGCTCTATGGAGCGCCCTACTTCTACGATATGTTTTCCGTGAAGGCGTTTAACGGGGGCGGGGACGATCAGGAAATTGCTATTTTCACCGGAACGACCTGGGATAACTGCCAGGATTATTGCAGGCAGTGCGACGAGTACATCCCGGCAAACGACCCAGTCAACATGGCCGACCCTCACGGGGAGCGCCCGGTAAACAACTGCCCCAAATGTGGGCAGATCATGGGGTTCATCCCAAGGGCAGGCATAGAGGAGTACGCCAAGCTATTTACCGACCCAGAGGAGTACGACGCGCATATAGGCGGCAAGGAAGGCCACCTTAGCGGGCTGGTGTACAAGACGCTCGACCGGGCGGTGCATCTCTACAAGGACTTCAAAATACCCGCCGATTGGATGAGAGTAGAGATTGTGGACCCACATGATTCCAAACCGACTAGGTGGTTATTTGTTGCGGTCAGCCCGGAAGATATTCAGATTGACGGAAAGACTGCAAATAGAGGATATTGTTACACTTACCTTTTGTTGGATGGAAGTGTAAGCGAGATGGCTCGTAAGGTCAAGATCAAGAGGGCTGAGCATGATTACGCTGAACCGGCCTTTGTGGTCATGGATGCGAAGTATGGAGCCAGAGAGCACAAGACAATGGAGGGTGCCACTTGCTTTGAAGAGCAATTCTCCAATGCTGGAATAAAAAACATCCGGCTATCGCACTCCGATCCAGGGGACATTGCGACTGGTCACAAGCGCGTCAAAGAATATCTCACTCCGCACTACAGCAAGGCTCAGGCGAAAGAGTTTCCCGGGTTGATGTTTGCGGAAGATGGATGTAGTGAAAATCGTGGGCCTATTCAGGATTTATTCAACTATCAGTGGAAACCGGGAACCGACAAGCCAGAGGAGGGGTACAAGGACTTTGCGGACTGTGTCCGATACTTCGCCTTGGAGCAGCCGGTTTACCAGCCGCCGAACGAGAAGAACGATTTGATCGCTCAATTCCTGGCGGCACGCAACGAAACGGATTACAACCCCCTGAGTTACGGTTTACGGAGCGCCAATGCTTGAGATAAAACCAGTCAGCTACGCGGAAATACTCGATGACGCTAGGGGACAAGAACTGATTCGAGCCTATGCTGCCTCATGTATAGTTCCCGATGCTGAGCCTCAACGCCAACTCTACGAGGCGATGGAGAAGGCTGGAATTATTCATGCCTTCGGGGCTTACGTGCGGTCTGATGGTTTAACCGCTCCTTTGCTTGTAGGCTTCGCTTCGGTAATCTGTTCAACCATGCCGCATGATGGGCACCTTGTCGCTACCCTTGGGGAAATGTTTATTGATCTTCCATACCGCAGCACCGATGCCGAAGATTTGCTGCTCTCTGCTGTGGAGAAGGTTGCCGTCTATACAGGTTGCCGGTGCATTATCTGCCTAGCCCGAACTGACAGCAAATACAGTAAGAGACTATCCCGGCGTAAGGGTTTCAACCAGACCCACTCTCAGTACACGAAATGGTTGAATGGGTATGGAGGTAGGGCGTGAGCGATATGATTACTTTGGCCCCTCCACTTCCGTCTATAATTCCCGCCCCAAGTACAACCATGCTCTCCAATCTTACGAACTTGCAAACATTCCTTCTGTCCCTTCCTCCGTCTGTTTTCCAGCAAATAGATTTGCCCACGGAGCATCTTCTGTGGGGTGGAATGTATGCGCGAACAGTTCGACGCGAGTTCGACTCGGTAACAATCGGATCGCTCATTAACAAGGCTACTATCTTGATTGTCAATGGGTCTTGTTCTATGCTGATTGAGGACCGGAGGGTTGATCTTGAAGGGTATAACGTGCTTGCTGGTATGCCAGGGCGAAAGTCAATGTCGTTAGCCCGTGGGCCAGTGGAGATGACGTTAATCTTCCCAACTTCGGCTTCTACTGTAGAAGAGGCGGAGAATGAAGTATTTGCCGAAGCCGATCTGTTGGTTTCGCGTCGAGATGAGGACAGTGGTACTATAACGATTACAGGGGGGTAGGGATGTCAGGAGCGACAATTTCGACAACAGCGGCCCTACTTATATCTGCTGGCGTCGCCGCAGCGGGGACCGCATCTGAGATGATCTACTCAGCTGTCAGCAAGCCTTCCGCGCCCGTAGCTCCTACTCAGGCGCAAACCAACGAGCAGACGGCTCAGGCGTCCCAGGCGTCGGCTTTGGCTCAGGCTCAGGCATTGACACAGCGCCGGGGTATGGCAAGCACGATGTTGCAAAGCCCGATGACAAGCGGTAATGCTACAGTAGGGAAAGCGACATTGGGGGCATAATGGCTTCTGTCGGTCTAGCCACGCCATATATGGACTCCGGGGGATATGCACCCTCCCGGCTGAATGATCGTTCCGCCGACAATAGGGCGAAAGATGCCCAAAAATACTTACAAGTCCTTGCACAAGAAAGACTTCCGTGGGAATGGATGATCGATCAACTTATTGCCTACGTGAATCATGGGCGTAGGTCTATACAAGATAAAGACTTATGGCCAGGACAACCTACCGGCCAAGAGATTTACGATGATTCCGCCATGCTGGCGTGCAGCAAGTTGGTTGATGGGATGGTAGGGTATCTCTGCCCTCGCAATCAGCGATGGTTTGCGCTGCAACTTCCCGGCGTACTGAATTTTCCACGAACTTCCCGGATGCGAAGCTGGACCGGAAAAAGCGTTGACTCCTATCCGGAGGTTCAGAAATGGATGCAGAATTCCCAAGACGTAATGGAATCAGCGTTTAACCGTTCTAATTTCTACGACATTAACACCGAGTTCATCCGTGATGATGCGTCAACCGGAACGGCTCATCTGATAATCGAGGAAGACGTGGCGGCGGCTAGGACCGTTTTCACTGTTCCTCATTTTCGGGAGTGCTATATAGCTGAAAACCGATTTGGGCAGGTCGATACAAATTATCGTGTCTACAAAATGACGCTCCGGCAGTTCGTTCAACAGTTCGGCATGGAAGCGATGAAGAGGGCGGACGATAACTTTGAGAAGGATTACGAGAGCAATATGCACTCGGAGCGCGAAGTTCTCCACGCGGTCTACCCCCGAAAAGATTACATGCCTGGGCGCATCGATGCGAAAGGGAAGAAATGGGCATCCGACTGGGTTTATCGAAAAGGCGGAAAGATACTCGAAGCATCAGAGGGCGGAGACATGGGAATCTCGATGCTACACGAGGGCGGCTACGACTCCATGCCCATTATAACGACGAGGTGGAGAAAGAATTCGGACGAACTCTACGGGCGGGGACCGGCGCATGACGCCTGGGTCGCCATTGCGTTAGCGAACCAGATGGGGAGAACCAACCTGATTACGGCCCAGAAGGCGGCTGAACCGCCCCTGGCTGCGTATGAGGATCAGCGCGGGAAGGTTCAGCGGGGGCCAAACGGAATAACATTTATCTCTCCGAATCGTGGTTCTATTCGGGACATCATGCCTCAGCCTCTTACGACTGGAGTCCAGAATCTTCCGTTCAACATCGAGTATCAGGGCAGGGTTGTACAGATCATTAATGAACATTTTCATTCCGACATCTTCACAATGCTGAGTCAAATCGGGCAAGAGAAGGGGATGGGAAGGCCGGTAACAGAGCAAATCTCTGAGATGCAGAGCGAGAAAGCGGCAGTTCTGGGAACCCGCATCGGCAACCTGCAATCGGAGGCTTTCAATCCCATAATTGCGCGGATGTTCGATATTGAGGCTCGCGCAGGACGCATTCCCGAACCGCCGCAAATTCTGTCTGAATCTATGCACGAAGGTATTAAGATTCAATACCTTGGGATGCTGGCGCAAGCTCAGAAACACGTTAGCGAAGTGCGTTCGATTCAGTCTGGTCTAGCTCTTGTTCAACAGGTTGCGCAGATCGACCCGCTAGTGCCTCACTATATCGACAGCGTAGACATACTCCGTCATGCGTGGGATGCGGTAAGTGCGCCAGCAACAGGGATTCTGAGTGACAAGGCCATTGCTCAAATTCGCCAGATGGCGGAAAAAGAGCGCGAGAAACAGCAGCAGATCGACAACGCGCCCAAGATTGCGAAGGCGGCGGCGCTGGCTGGCAAAGCGGCGGAACCGGACAGCCCTATGAGGACGATGATGGGCGGCGGTAAGGAGCCGGGAGAATGATCGACTACACTCCGCAAAAAGACGCCAGACAGATTGCCACAAAGGAAATGCGGCAGAATTATCGAAACGTGTTTGGTTCGGCTGAGGGGCATAAAGTTCTTGGGGATATACTCTCCTTGTGCCATTACGGGGTTCCATTAACCAACGACGTGGAGCGGATTGAGTACAATGTTGGTCTTGAGATTGCGCAGATGTGCGGGTCAGAAGAGGCGGCAGAGGCGTATGATTCATTTATGAAAGAACGCTATGCCGAAAAGGTTTAGTGATATGATGAGCGAAGTGGATTCCCTATTGGGAATTGTGGAGAGTTGAGATGGCAAATCCAAGTCCAACGTATAGCGGTGTGAACTGGCCGGGAGCGGATGCACTCCGCATTCCCACGGAGCGCGGCGGGTTTGTCGCCAAATCTACTCAGACGCAGGCGAGTCTTGAGACATATGGCGAGCTTGACCTTGGAACCGTAGCAGCCAGCACCATCACTCTCAATGCGCAGCAGGCCGGCGCGTCCCTCATCACCATCACCCCGACCGGGGCTGTGACGATTGTTCTCCCCACCTGCCAGCCGGGGCATCACTTCTTTCTCTGGAATCTGGCGACGGCGACCTATAGCGTCACCGTACAGATCGCAGGAAACGCAACCAATACCGCAGTCGTTCCATTCCTGGCCGCAACCGGCAGTATGTCTGAAATCGTGCATACCGGGAACAACGGCGGTGTGATGCTCAGGAACGGATAGAGTTTGGTGTTTGACAATTCGGGTTCTCTGAGAGTCCGGCCAGACCGACAGAGACGCAAGCAAGACCATGACGGCTATATGGAGCCATATCTCCTGTAGCCGTCATTTTTTTGGCCCGTACTTTTTTGAAGGAGCAGCAAATGGCAGATGAAGTAGTCGTTAATCAACCCACGGGAAGTGAAACGACCGGGAACATGGGCAACCAGCAGCAGCAGACGCCGGGATGGTTGGCGGGTCTGCCAGCAGACCTCAGAGACAATGAGGCTTTCAAGCCGTATCGCACGGTGGGGGATTTCGCTAAAGCCCATCTCGAAACGGCGAACAAAGCCAAAGAGTACGAGGGGAAGTTGGCGAATTCGATCCCCAAACTGGGCGAGAATGCGACGCCGGAAGAGCGCGATAAGTTCTATACCTCACTCGGACGGCCCGATAAGCCGGAAGGTTATGAGCTGGACCCTGAAAAGAAGAATGCACCTGAGTGGAACAAGTATTGGGAAGACACCTTGTTTTCTGAGGGGATTCCCAAGAAAACCGCTCAAGCTCTTCAATCTAAGTTGAATGCTCAGTTGACCTCAATGGTGGAAGCGCACAACGCCAAGATTCTCGCAGAGAACAACAAGGCGGCTGAAACCCTGAAAACCGAGTTGGGCGACAAATACGATGCGAGTGTAGTGCTCGTGTCGCGGCTATGGAAGCAATGGGGAAAAACAGAAGTCGAATTCGATAAGGCGTTTGCAGCTGAAAGCAGCGCCAACCGAACCACGATGATGCGATTCCTGTTGAACGTGGCCGCAAAAACCGGAGAGGATTCATCTTTGCGCGGGACAGGGCAGAGGGCGGAAGCG